TTAATACAGACGAAGATGAAGAAGATGCACTCAGCTATTTTGCAAAATTAGCTGAAAATTAGAAAATACCCCGAAAAAAATTTCGGGCCATTTTTTACGCCAGAGGTCGCTCAAAGTGACCTCTTTTTTTATGGCGAAATTATTCTTGGATTCTCTGTCTTTTTAAGATTTTCACTCACAAATTGATTTGATTCTTGATATTCCATAATATTGGCAAAGTCCTCTAAGAAAAGGTTTAGATATTCAGATCTTAAAATATTGATATTTCTTTTTGCATCATTTAAAGTGGTTTCATGTTCTAAAAACGTGTGTGATGTAAGTGATGATTCTGTTCTCAAAACACCATTATCTAAAAAACTGATGGAGTGATCAGCTGGAACCTTTAAACCAATAGGTTGAATTAATCTTCCCTTAGAATCTCTTATTAGTTTAGTTTCATAATGATGTATATTGGATAATTGTTGAGCTGTGTATTTTGAAGTCACATAAGTTAAAAAATCATTGGCGCCCATAGGCCACTCATCTCTAACATGAACTATGTTATTGGTTGTTAAGACAACCCAATCAAGTGTGGGATCATTGTAAAATTTATATGCAACTTGATCTGGTCTCTCATCACCCTCTACAGAATATTTTGTAAAGGCTGTAGTTTCGTTAAAAATGTCATTACGAATGACTGCTCTCTTAAATATATTTTTTACAATCTGATAGTCATAAACAGATGTTCTCTCATTTGCTAATGATGGATAATTTAGGTCTGGAAGTTGCCTAAAATAACTATTTGGTGATCCTGAGTATGTCATATTAGTAACCTACACTATCTTCTGGAGTTATATCTTGGTCTTGTTGATATATTGGTCTTAATTCAGTGAAATTAAGTTCCATTGTAAGTTGCACTGGTTGTGAGTCTCGATATGCAGACCAATAACCATTTGGAGCGTAATCCACGTTCATAGTGGTCAATGCAAGTCCGCCTGGATTGAATCGGTTAACAGTTTTCATTTGATCTTTGTCTGATTTACCGTTTTTGTATTCTAAGGTGAATATATCAGGAGTTTCTAGAAAAACTGTATTTCTAAATTTTGGTGCCATTCCTAATTTTAGAAAACGAATTATTTTTCTAATTTCTTTACCTTCATCTTCACTTCTTGCAAACATTAAAAACTTAAAGGAAAAGTCTCTAATAACAGGCCCTTGGAATAACATCTCTGAGTTTGGATTTAAGACTTGTCCACCAGTTCTTGCTAAAAATGTGTCTGCATCTAAGTCTACACCAAATCTATTACCAGCGAACTGAGATATTGATTGTGCCATTCGAGCTTGACCAAACTGTCTCGTTCTATTGAAAAAATCTGGAAGACCTCTTTGTTCTACTCCGAATAATTGAGTTCCACCACCGCCACCGCCAGTGCCTGCATTCATATCAATCATTCTCTGCAAATCTGTTTTTCCTGTTAATCTTCCTCCAAGTGACATTCCTCGAGCAAGACCTAGAGCAGCGAGTCCACTTGTTGTTAAATCACTTTTTCCCCATTCAACACCATTCACGTCAGTTGCCTTTGGCATTGGTAATATAATACTTCCGAGTTGTTTACTACCTCTCACACCATCACCAGCCACGTTGATTCTTGCTAATCCAAATGGAGGAACAAGATCCTCTTTGCGTGGTGGTTTACTTTGGTTTACATCTGGTCTAGAGTATCTATATCTTGTTATTTTAAAATGATCTTGAGATGGATCAATATCGACTGGATATGCCATAATATCACTTTTCACTTTTTTACCAAAAAATATAAATTTTCTTCCTAAATCACCTCTCTCATAATCCCCTACGTTACTACCAGTATTGTATGCAATTGATGGTGGACTATCAAAATCTTCTTCAACAAACTGTCCATTAGTTTCTTTTTTCTCTTCTCTTTCATGTTGTGATATGAGTATATCTGTATCAACATCAATTATTTCTTCATATGCAGCTACATTTCCACCAAATTTATTTACATTGTAAGCATTTAAAGCGTCATCGCCATCCTGTAAATTTTCAAATTCTAAAGTCTGAGGATCAAGAGAGTTTCCATCTTTTTTTATGCCGATCAGTTTTTGATCTGCACCAAACTCAAAAGATACTTTTGAACCATCATCCTGTGTATAGACTCTGCTTTTTGACATTAGTTTTTGTTGTAAACTCTACTTCTTGGAACTGGAATGCCCGACATATCAATAAATCTTTCAGTGGGTAATTGCGCCACGTCTGACCATTCAGCGTTTGGAATTCTATATGGTGTCCCTCTTACACCAGCATAAACATATTTATGTAGTGTTCTTTGTGGAACTGCAACTGAACCTTGAGCAGAGTTATTTAGTAAGCTCATTGCAAGTTCGTCTCTTTCAGTTAATTTAACATAGTGTAGATTACAACCTAGAAATCCATTTGACCTCATTTCAATTATGTATGTGAGTGGATACATATCATAATATGGTTGTTTTGTTTGAGCTTGGTATGTAAAAAAGTACAGTTCGCCAGGAGCAAATCCAGCTGTATCTGCATAATCAGTCTCAAAGTTTGTTGAACCAAGTTCCTCAAGTAATTGACTGCGAAACCAATCCTCACTCACTTGTCCACCGACTTTATTCAATATAGTCTGTAGAATACTCATCTAATTCCTAGTTCTTTTTCGGTCATGATTTTAAATTCTAATTTACGATCTTCACAAAATTCTCTTGCTGCTTTCCATTTTGCTTGATTCTTCACATATGTCATTGATTCATTTATCATTGTCTTTCTTGATTTACCTTTGGTTGCCTTTGGTTGTAGTGTTTCTCTCATCGGTTTTACTTCTATCACCGATCTACGAATATTACTGTCTTTGTCCTTATATTTAATAAAGAAGTCTGGAAAATATCTGCGAACACGATTTGTTGTCGGATCTAGATAAGGAATCCAAAATTCTTCAGACGCCCATTCGAGTATATTTTCATTCAAGTCGCAGTAATTCATGAATTTTCTTTCCCACAAAGACCTATAAATAATGTTTTGAGAGTCACCTTTATACTTTTTAGGATTAGATGGTCTATATATCCCTTTATAGCTCATATATAGTAATAACAACTTAAATTTATTTATTGTGTCAGAAAATAGTTTATTTCCAAGAAGATCAAATATATTTAAAGGTAACATTGCAGATGTTAGAGATAGTATTGCACGACCTTCTCTTGATACTCTCTATCAAGTTATGTTTTCCTTTGGAAATTATGAAACTTGGTTGGAGAAAGTCCCTAATAAAAATAGAAGTCAAGGTAGAGACTTTCAAAGAAAAATGTCTCTTCTATGCACTCAAGCAGAAATTCCAGGCACTCAGTATGAAACTAACCTTGCAGTCGGACATTATCAAGGTATTCAAGAGGAGTTTCCAGTCATTAGAAACTTTCCTCCACTTAATCTTACTTTTTATTGTGATGCAGACATGGTGATTCTAGAGGTTTTAGAAACTTGGATGACATATATCAATCCAATTCAAGGTAACAAAAGAAACAGTAGTGCATATACACGCTTTAATTATCCAAGAGACTACAAAGAAATTATTCATATCACAAAATTTGAAAGAGATACTTTTACTGAAAAAACAGGAGATTATAAAACTAATTTGACAAGTTATGAATTTGTTAATATTTGGCCAACTAATATGACATCGATGAGAGTTGCCTATGGTGATCCAAATGTGTTACAATGTAATGTACAGTTTGCTTATGATAGATTCTTCACTAGGTTTAATTATGAAGATCCGAATAGTGCCGTTCTCACTAATCCCTCACCAAATAATGCGAAGGATGTGGATGTTGTGAATAGAACGCCAGGAGGTGCGTCCTATACTGAAACTGTAGACCCAATATTCGGACACACTATTAGAACATTCCAATAATTGATAAATTATGCCATTACCAATGATAGACACTCCAACCTATGAGTTGAAGTTACCATCATCAAATAAAAAAATTAAATACAGACCTTTTCTTGTCAGAGAAGAAAAAATTTTGATTTTAGCTTTAGAATCAAAGGATGAAAATCAGATTACAAACGCTGTTACAGATGTTTTAAAAAAGTGTATTTTGACAAAAGGAGTTGATGTTGACAGTCTTCCCACATTTGATATTGAGTTTGTATTTTTAAATATTCGTGCCAAGTCAATTGGTGAGGATATTAAAATGACAGTAACTTGTCCTGATGATAAAACAACACAGGTTCCAGTCACTGTTTATGTTGATGAAATTAAAGTCATTAAACCAAAAGATCATAAGATTGATATTGTGTTAGATGATAAGATGACTCTTCGTATGAAATATCCCTCGTTAAATCAATTTGTGAATAATAACTTTACTGTAGATGATGATCCAGAGTCTGTAGTTGATAAGACTTTTCAAGTTGTCGCTGATTGTATGGATACTGTTTATACTGGAGAAGATGCTTGGGATGCTAATGATTACAGTCCATCTGAGAGAATGGATTTTGTAAATCAATTAAGTTCAAAACAATATAAACAAGTTGAGAAGTTTTTTGACACAATGCCTAAACTATCTCATACAATTGAAGTTGTTAACCCAAACACAAAACAAAAGAGTAGTATCGTTTTGGAGGGCCTAGCCGATTTTTTCGGGTGAGTATTGCAAGAGAGGATCTAGAATCATACTATCGTATTAATTTTTCCCTCATGCAATACCATAAATACAGCTTGACAGAGCTCGAAAACATGATTCCTTGGGAGAGAGATATTTACATTGCTCTTCTTCAAGATTACATTGAGTCTGAAAATCTGAAGAAACAACAAGCGGAGGGTGTCCGAAAATACGGATATGGATGAAGAATCAGGACAACGTAGAATATCACCGAATAG